GTCTCAAAATTATAATGGAAGGAGCACATGTCAAACACTTCATGGAAGTGATGCCAATCCGCAAGAACAGGGTTTGGTTCATCATCAGGACCAGCAGGAGTTTCAATCATCATGGGTCCGTCAATACCACCCCAAAGAGCAATAGCATTCATCGTATGAGTTCTTGCATCCAACTCTACGACTCTAGCATCAATGGGGGGATCTCTATCCTCGGGTTCATCGGATGGGAAAGAATGCTCCTCTACCCACTTAGGATTCTCTTCAGTACCAATGTTCCTATACCAAACGGTAATACGGTCAGGACCATTGTATGTGCAAATACCACTCGCGTTGGTATCTTGGTCGTCAGTATACCACTTTACAGGAATAGGATAAATGATAGTCTTTGTGATGTTTGCCATTGTTAAAGCGTACTCCTATAGTTGTATTTATTATTAAGACCAAGTGGTGACAACGACAAGTCCGCCGCCGCCCCAGTCGCCCCAGCACTGGTTGCCATCACAAGTATTAGCACTGTGACCACCGCCACCAGGGAACAGGGAAGGAGCGGAACAGCAACCTCTAACTCTAGCAGTAGAGCAACGAGATACACCAAAGTTTCTTTGAGACTGCCAAGGACCAACAGGACCAGAGGCAACAGACCATGCACCAGAGTGACAGTCCACATGCTTCAGTTCACCACCAGACAAACCGCAAATATAGAATTCATTCTCAGGGTTCTGGGAATCAGGCTTGGTTCTAGCATCAGGCCAAGCAGCAGAACAAGCATTAAAGCAGTTTGTTCTTTGGGCAACCTTCAAGCAGGAATAGCAGCTGTTGGTGCATCTATGAGTGGAGTAAGAACCACCCTGCATACAGAATGTACCAAGTCCACCACCAAGAACGAACGAAGGACATCCATAGAAACCACATCCTGTTCTACCGTGGCAACAACCGCAGCAAGAACATCTGCTAGTAGATCCAGCACAAATGGTGTACTGGGTGGAACCTGCAGTGAAGTGGTTGCAGTTAGCATACTGCATCTTAGTAGCGTAACCGCCACCTCCACCTGCCATACCAGGACCGTTACCACAACAGCGAGCACCAGAACCAGATCCGCCACCAGATACAATTTCAAATTGGATGCTGGTTACACCATTAGGAACTGTCCAAAGGTAACAACAACCGCCATTACAGGGAACATTGTGACAGCAGTTGAAATAAAACATCCTGCAGACAATGCCAGTGGAAATACCCGCTACTTTTGTAGGTCCGATAGATCCATTCAATACGGCATCGGCAGCATCGATCTTTTTAAAAGTCTGATAATCAGCCATTGCTTCTTATTCTAAAGGAAGATTCGTATTAGTATTTAGTAAACATATAACAAAAATAAGGGGAGGTTGCCCTCCCCAGTAGAAGAATCAGACGGTGATGATTCTCCAACCTTGTGTGCCATCATAGTAAACAAGTTCAAATGCAGCACCTTCAGTTGTAACTGTCAAGTTGCTGGTGGAACCCATGATTCTTGTTCCATTAGGAGCAATCGTCAGAGCGTTGGAATCAAATGTGTTAGCGACATCGAAGATTCTAACTCTGTCTCCTTTGTTGGGAGTAGCAGGCATGTTAACTGTAAATCCACCACCAGAGGTGTTACAGAATGCTTGCTGGTAGTTTGCCAGAGTTGTTCCAGAGGAGACATCTACATTGGCGAAGTTACCAACGGGAACCCAGTTAGATCCGTTATAGAACTCAAAGATGTTTGCATCAGTGTCGTAACGGAGACCGCCTTCATGCAGATCATCGCCAGTCGGGCGAGTTGCTTGAGCACCACGCGGGGGAACAAGGATACCAGCGGTTCCATCCATCTTAGCGCGAGTCAGGAAGCCACGAACTGCTTTCTCAGTAGGACATGCCTGGTTGGAGTTACCACCCATGGTCTCGTCAGACGAGAATTCGTTAATTGCTTCACCGATCTGACCACCGATAGCACCCAGTCTCAGTTCTGTCAAACCAGACAGGTTGAAGGCAGAGGCGTCCAGGGTAGCAGCACCAGTCAACTGGTTAACGGAGAAGTATTCACCAACTCTGAAGTTACCACCTTGGTCGGTAGAAACATAGAAGATCTTACCAGAGTTAACGATGTTTGTTTCGTTACCTTGTGCGGCAGTGTTCTCATCAACATCAGGATAATTGGTTTGTGCAGTGTTACCTGTACCAATCAGCAGGAAGTCGTGACCAGTGAGTCTTACTTTAGAGAACTTCGTTCTCATTGTGAACTCTTGATTATCCAGGGAAGAAGGAGCAGATGCCTTGGCAGGAGCAACACTGATTGTTGCACGACCAGTTCCAGAGTTATAATCAGTTACGGTTCTGATGATGTAAGTATTGACATCAGAGTAACCAAGTCCAACGGTGGAGAATCCAAGAGCGTCACCAACGATCGGAGTTGTGCTCAGTCCAGTTACCTCAAACAGAGCGTCCTTCTGACCAGAGACAGCGTTGGATCCAGTACCGATTCTAAAGTATCCAGTAGCACCAGCACCGACGGAATCAAGTTCGACATACTCACCAGGGGTGAAGACGGTAGTACCAACACCAACAGCACCGTTAGCACCATCGGCGTTACCGAATCCAGAGTCATACTTAAAGTAGATAGCGTCAGAAGCAGACTGGTCGTTAGTCAGTACAGCGCGAGCACCAGACTCAGTACCACGCATCGTAGCACCGACAGACAGGTCACCGACATATGTACCAACAACGGTTGTCATCTTATCGCCATAGAGGCGACCAGTTCTAGCAACCTCAAGAGTGGAGAATCCAACAGCGATTGCACCATAATCTCCATAGGAGTTGTTACCAGACAGAGATCTAATCTCCGATCCCTGAGAAGAAACATAACCGAATGCACAGTAGTAAGTGAAGCAGGATACAACCTCAGCGAGAGCATCGTCTTCCAGATAGAATCCTACACCACCAGAGTGAATGTTGGTGAATGCGTCGAACACCATCGACTTAGCACCTGATCCTTCAGGTTTACCCTCGTGAACACCACCCTCAATGTAAATACCGATTGCACCGCCGTGACCAGTTCCATCAGTGGTTACATCAGAGAAAGCAGTACAGTCTTTGATGTAAGGAGAACGCTCAAGAATCGGAGTCTCGGGGTTCAATCTGAAGTATACTCCACAGGCAGTCGATCCAACACCAGTTTTATTCTGCCACTTATCTGTTTCGAAAGGATCGTTTACATCGTAGTCGAAACCTTGGAGACCACGAAGAGTAACTGCCTGAACAGTAGTAGAGTCAGAGACAAAGAACATCGTCTGACGAGAGTTGGGACGCAGACCGTCAGTGGAAAGACCAGCAGCAGGTTCAATCGTCGTACCTCTCAGAACATCACCAGCAATGGAGAAGTTCTTAGGAAGAACAATCGGAAGTTGCTCAGCGAATACACCCGCAGACAACTTCAGAATGATTGGAGATACATCAGTAACTTCACCACCGCTTACATAGGTGTGGGCAATGGTGGAGATACCAACATTGGTTACGAATGTATCGGAGTCAGTAACGGAGTCAACCTTAAAGAAGAATCCTTGTGTACCATCAGGGAAGATTGTTGTGGTAACACCAGCGTGAGCAGCACCACAAGTAAAGGCGATACCAGACAGTTTAACCTGACCGTTCGGGAACAGACCGTGAGATGAAGCAGTAACTGTAGCAACACCACTAGTCTCGTCATAAACAAAGTTAGTGATGTCTCTTCTTCTCTGACCAGCAGTAGAAGCATAAGCGATCGTTCCCCAAGCGTTGTCAGGTGTCAGACCAGTGTTGTTGTCATTACCTTGCTGTGCGTCTACGAAGTAAACCTTAGTACGCAGACCAGGATACTGCCATTCAATCTCGTCGTTAGCAGATACTCTCAGGTATGTACCTTGCGTACCAATACCCTGTCTTGTCGGACCAGTACCGTCTCTGGTAAGCAGGTCGCCTTTGGTTGTCAGCAGAGCGGCGCTATCACCGATAGCGAATGCTGCCCACATGGTAGCAGCAGTACCAGGCTGGACATTAATGTTGGAGGAAGCAATCGAGATGTAAGCAGAGGAAGAATACTCAGCAACATCACCGATTTCATAAACATTAGAACCACTCCAAGTGCTTCTCCAGTTGAAACCTCTGTTCAGCAGAGACCAACCATTAATGCCACTGTCGGTTTGAGTAATGCCATTACCAACAGGTCTCTTATCATTACCAATGAGAAGATCATCAGCAATATAAGTATTACCACCAAGAGTTACAATCTGACCTCTGGCATATTGAGAACCAGGATTATAGGTAGAACCACCAGCAGTACCGATACCACCAACGACCAGACGCCACAGGTCGGGGTTCTCGTTAGGTTGTGCTCCGTAGGGGTTGGTGCCGATAGCAACATAAGAGGCACCTCTAAACTCTACGACATCGCCCTTTTCATATCGGGCAACAGAATCATAGAGACCTTCGTTAGTGAATCCAGCGGAGAACGAAGCAAACCTATTGGCAGGAGGATAGAAAGCATCAGAACCGATACCTGTAGTATCATGCAGAGAGGAAGATACTCCAGAAGCAGTCAGGTCAGATGCAACTTGGAAGGGAGAAGTACAACGGAATTCTTGACCACCATAGGTAACAACATCGTTGATACCATAGTAGGTGTCAGTGGTAAAGGCACCTCTAAAGTTCAGACCCTCGGAATACAGTTCCCAATACGCGGGGAAATCTGCAGAGTACCAGTTGCTCTGGATACCAGTAGAAGTGTGCTGTGCCGTACAGATATATTGATTACCGCCTTCCTTGACGATATCGTTTACAACATATCCAGTATTCGTCGCCCACTCGCCAGCAAAATTCTGACCCTCGGTATGGAGGGACCAGTTTGCACTATCGTTCGGAAATCCAGTAGAGGAAGCATCCGATGTGTGGTTGCCAGTACATACATAAGAGCTGGCACCGTATCTAACGATGTCATCAATTACATATGCAGTAGAAGCAGCCCAGGCTCCACGCCAGTTAAACTTCAGTCTGCCAAGTCTAAATTCTGCCATTGTAGGTTCTCGTTAAACAGGTCCAGGGTATGAATAGGTGCCGTTGACTTGAAGAGTTAGATACCCGTCAGAGTCTAGGTAATAAAAAAGGTTTCGCCTGTCAAAGCGTATCTGTTGATATTTATCTTGCGGGTTATTGGCAAGTGCTTTTTGTTCGGTTGTCTCTTCAACATAATCATCATAATCACCGAACTCTTCCACTTGAGTTCCATCAAGACGGAACGGATCAAAAGATTCCGTTGTTGATGCAGCACTTACTTTGGTGAACCAAAGCATATCATCTTCATCTCTTCTCAGAGCATACACATAATATCCCGTAGAATCTTTGGGTTCAAAATGCGCGTTACTTAAAGTGAGTGCCATTAGCTAATGATTCTCCAATAACTACCTGTCCACAAGAACATAACAGTCACGCCCGAAACATCTAAGTTTACAGGACCATCATCAATGTTGCCAATAGCATCTTTGAATTGATGCGAAGCTGAGGTCAATATAACATTATTTATATTCCAGTTTTGTCCGCCATCCGCAATCTCAATGCTGTCTCCAATAGTGAGGTTAACGATTGGCATGGTTGCATTCACAACACCGTTAGTGGTGTTAATCAGATATCTTTTATTAACAACCAACTGAGTCGTAAGTGGACCATCAACCTGGGCAAAGACGGGAGTAGCACCTGTTGCAGCAGAAGCAACGGTCTCTACATTATCACCGACTCTAACATAGATTTTTTGGTCAACTATATTAATCGCCATTTCGCCATCTTCTAGGTCGTTAAGACCAGGAATTTGACCTTGCGTTAGACTCCGTTTTGGTTTAATGCGAGTAGGCATTACGACAAAAAGAAAATGAGCTTCTTAGTATTTATCAGAAGTAACTTACCGATAAAACAAT